AATAATGCACAGTTTTCCATACGAATCCTTATGTTATTGGTGTATTTTCCCCTATTTTTTCAATTATTACCATACATCCACCACCTTTTTTTATTGCGCCACGCTGTACCATCAAGGTGTCAATCTGTTCATCGTTATCAAATACACCAGCATCGGCTAGGGCATCCCAAAGGGCTTTGATACGGTTATCAATGTCTTGCTTGCGTCTGTCTTTAGGGTACAGGGTGACCTGCATCTCTAAGCGGGCTGTGCCTAACTTGGGTACTTTGTACTCCACCACATAGTCGCTGACTTGGGCCTTAAACTCCTTGCCTGCCTTGCTTACGAATCGCCTGTGTCCATGACTCCCCCAGTAATGATTGACGGAAGGGGGAAGGGGTAGGGTTAGAATTAACATTAAGGGAGTTTAACAAGTCCATAGCATCTTGGGTCATTTGTTCAAAACTTGGTATATAAAAACCCCGACTCGAATAACTGGGCAATTGTTTTTCGGTGCGCTTCTTCCCACCGTTCCACTCTCTCTGCTTTGCTAAGTGTTGCACCTTGGTCGATTTCTGTGTGACAGGTAAAACACAATGCGCTAATTCTGTAATCGTGCGATTTGAGTCCACGGCCTTTTCCGTCCCTAAGTTGGTTTGAGTGAGCAGCAACGACTGTGCCGTCATTAGCCCCACAATGCTGGCAGGGCAAGTATCTGACTATTTCTAGTAAATGTTTATTCCGATAGATTGGCATGATCTACGCTGTGTTGTTCTAGCTTTACAGCGGATTCAGCAATGTCTACCGCAATCTCCATCATCTGTATGGAATTATTGACTTTAAGGGCATCGTCATACATACGGATTAGTTTTCTTAATACGGCAAACTCGTCACATATAGCAATCATTTTAATATCCTATCTTGGTTACGGTTAGATACTTCTAATGTCTGCCATGTGGCATGGCGTAGTCTTGCTGCTTCTAATTCCCACTTTAGCTTCTCAGCGTTTTCGGTAGCTAACCCAATTGCCTTGCATAAGTCTTGGTACTCCTGACAAGCATAAGCCTCTCGTTCCTGCGCCCCAATGGTTTGCTCACCTGACTTCTGCATCATTATGGCTTTAAGGCTGCTTTTAAAGGTTTCTAGCTGGGCTAGTTCACCTTTAGCTGCTGCGTACTTACCAGCGTTCTCAAGGATAAAGTCTATACATTTATTGGGGTCTATTTCTCGCATACAGTTCCTTTATTCGTTTTTTTACATCTGCTTCTGTGTCTTTATTGCGTTCAATTAATTCTTTAACGATGTCCCAGTTCCTGTAACGCTGGGCTATGGCTATGTAAGATTGGGCCAAATACTCAATTCTGTCTTTATAGCTGCTCATCTAATTGCTTAATCTTTTGGCTGATCCTTGCCCGCCATGCTTGCCAAGTTTCTCCACCGTAAGCTGGGCAACCTACCTCTTGGGCTTTACGGGTGGTCAATTCCTCAGTCGAGTACCACGGTAGTTCAGGCTTTTTATTGGGTTCTAGGTCAATTTCGTCAGTCCACCGTTCAGCGTTCAAAAACGAGGCAGGGTACGGGATGTAGTCTTTTTGGGTTTCTTTAATCTTCCAGTATTTAAGGTAGTTTGGCAGGGCTTCTAGGCATTCTTTTTGCTGTATGGGGGTTAGCCTGTTCCATGCCCGTTCAGCGTCTTTACGAGCCATTTTGCGGGGATAGAGGGAGTAGAAGTCTTGGAAGGTCATAGTGCGTCAAAGTTATAGAACCATTCGTCTTTAGCTGACCACTTGGCGTGGTTCTCTACGCTATATACCTCAGTAGGTATCTTAAAATCAGGAGTCTTTAACACAGCAGGCACAAGAGAAACATCGTACCAAAGGCAACGATTATTTGGCTGGCAGGCAAACTGCCCGTTATCAAGGCGTATAAAGTTATACGACTTATGCTCCTCGACTCCCTCGCTAAAACTTGTGTCTAAACGGTTAGCTTCAGGGCTGGCAAAGTCAATGGTAAACAGGTAATTGCCAAAGTGAAATTGTTTGTCTTTACCGTAGAACTTAACCTTTAAACCCCGTAGATTTGACTTCTCGATTACCGCCATATCGTAAGACAAGCAATCCCATATCTGTAAGTGGTCTAAGGGTAGTGGGGTTTCTACGGGCTTCCATACATAAGCATGAATCGGCAGCTTGTCATAAAGCGCACCATACTCAGTCAACATAGACTCTATACGGAAGGCTTGACCCTTAATGGCCTTGGCGGTCATCCACACACAGGGTTCTAGTTCTTTATGCCCTAACTCGTGGTTATAAAGAAACTCCCTGCGTACAAAACACTTGACGGGGGGTATGTTGGCAACAAGAAAGGTCATTTATCCATCCAGTAATAGAAAAAAGCGGCACTTATCATAACTGCAATAGAAATGATAAATGTCGCTAATAAGAAAACGGTCATTATGGTTTCGATCATTTAGTTATTATATGTTAAGTTATCTTAACTATGTCAACAGGTATTTTATAAGGATATACCCTTAGTGTTGTTTTTTTGCAATAGGTGTCCCAAAGGTGATAAGCCTTCATCCATTCAAGAAGTTGATCTTGAACTAATGCTCCCTAAGGTAATGTTCTATCGATATAAGGTTGTCTATCACCATTGTCCTTATAACTTGTGCTGTACCCATTTAAGTCAGCGGGGCTTGCTGTCAGGTGTAAACCAGCCCATCTTTTGTTTCCAGCGGGCGATTTAACCCCATTGCTATCGTAGGAAGTACGAAGCGGAAATAAAAAAACCCCAAAAGAGTAGTTTCTAAGTTGAACCCATTTAAGAAAAGACATCACCAGCTTTTCGTAAATGCTCAAAAACTACCCTTTTAGGGTCTAGGTGATGTTATTAAATCGCAGGGTTCAATCCGCTTGCAGTTAGTATACATCAATCTAATTCAGGCCATATCAACTTATAATTTTTAGGGAATAGGGTCTTTCTGCTAACTAACCCGTGGCTTTGTTGCTCAAGGGTTGCAGCTAAGATCACCAGCTTATCGTAGGGTATCTCCCCGTTTTGCCACATGGATACGGCAGGAACGCTAATATTTAGCAACTTGGCAACCTTGGTTGGCCCACCTAAAAGTTTGATGATTGCGATTGAATTTAATGGCATAAGTTATCTTAACATATTTCTTGCATTGTCTGTTAAGTTAAGTTAATATGGTGGTACAGCATATGCTGTGTTAATAGGAGAACTCAAATGAGTGAAATAGAATCGCAAACCAATGACTTACTACAGCTTCAAGGTGAACTTGAACGCATCTTTACTGTGCTAGAAGGTGGCATAGACCTATCTAAAGAACAAATTGACGTACTGCGCTATGGCTGTGGCTTTGCGCCAGTTAACCGTCAGCGTGATTTCTTACAAGGTGTATTTAACGACTTAAACCCATACGGGAGAACAATATGATTATTTCTGATACTCAACGAGATTTTAAAATAGCCCCTGCTGGGCTGCATATGGCACGGCTTTATTCCGTTATCGACCTCGGTCACCAAGCTACCGAATGGGCTGGGGAAACCAAGATCATGCACAAGGTCGTATTGACTTGGGAACTGCACGGGGATGATGATGCAGGGCTACCGCTAAAAACAGACGATGGTAAGCCATTAATCGTATCCAAACGGTATACAGTCAGTTTAGGCGATCAGGCACGGTTACGCCAAGATTTAGAGGCATGGTCAAATAAAAAGATGACCGCAGAAGATCGTAAGAACTTTGACCTAAAAGGCTTACTGGGTAAGTTTTGCATGGTTAATATCACGCACTCGGAAGATGGTAAGTACGCTAACATTAGCGGCATTAGCCCCGTACCGTCTGCCCTGCGTAACGCCCAGCCTGAAGGCATCAACCCTACCAAAATCTTTTGGATACAAAATTTTAAGCAGGAAGAATACGATGCGCTACCTAAGTACTACAAGGAAAAGATAGCGGAGAGTAGCGAGTGGCGGGGTCAACAGGAGCGTGAAAAGAATGTTCCCAAGATAGACAATAATTTAATTGATGATATTCCCTTTTAAGGAGCAATTATGAAAGCATTTCCTATAGCAAACATGGAAGGTGATGAAGAATTTTTAGGCATGGATTTACGGGATTACTTTGCAGCTAAAGCTATGCAAGGGTTTTGTGCAAACATTACCCGTGACCCAAATTTAAATATGGAATTTTTTGCAAAAAAATCCTACATAATGGCTAACCAAATGTTGCGGCTTAGAAAAATTATAGAAGAAGATGATTATGATCGTTAAGGAGAAACTAAGTGAATCAGGTCATTGGTACAAGAAAGATGGTAGTCCTGCCTATACAACTATCGGCAAAACTGGGGAACGGGCAACAACGCTCCGTGACGCACGGAAACTCGGACTTTTGCCAAGTGTTACAACAATTAACGGAATGCTATCGAAAGCAGGGCTTGATACATGGAAACAGCAACAAGTCCTCTTAGCTGCCCTAACCCTGCCTAGATTGCCTGACGAACCTGAGTCTGATTGGTTAACTAGGGTAATGCAGGATAGTAGGGCCACGGGCAGGGAAGCTGCTGAACGGGGGACTGCAATCCACGCCATCATCCAAACTTGGTTTGAAGGTGTTTATATACCCGAAAAGCCCTTGTACATTAATAAAATTCTAGAAACTTTAGAGAATGCCTTTGGCAAGCAATTATGGCTCTCAGAGAAGTCTTTTGCCCACCCGCTAGGGTATGGTGGTAAATGCGACTTAATGGCTAAGACGGGCTTTATAGTCGATTTTAAGACTAAGGATACCGACTTGGATAAGGTAGATGTTTACTTTGAGCATGAGATGCAGTTAGCTGCCTACCGTGAGGGTCTAGGAGTACCAACGGCTAGGTGCGCTATCGTCTTTGTCAATGCCCTGACCGATCAGGTCAAATTGATAGAAATAGAGCAGGATCGGCTTCAAAAGGGCTGGGAATGCTTTGAACACTTGCTGCGGGTTTATCAGATCAAAAACGGCATATAATTAAAGTTCCTTCACGGGAACGGGGGAAAGCGGACTTTATGCTTCACATACATTAGCCCCGCAAGTACCCCACTTTTTTGTAAGGTTATTATTTATTTGTTGCATTGTTAAGTAATCTTAACTTATACTGTCATTACTCCATTGGGGAGTGAGATAGATAAGGAGATTCAAATGCAAGTATTAGACCTACAAATTACCAAAGTTGATCAACTCGGTATGCTTTTGGCTCAGATTGCTGACTTAGAAGCCCAAGCAGAAGCACTCAAGACCGAACTTAAGCAGGAAGAAGGCCACATTGAAGGCAACCTGTACAAAGCCTGTGTGACCCTATCCCAGCGCAAGACAATAGATAACAAGGCTGTATACGCTGAAGCGAATGTACCTGCTGAGTTAATCGAGAAGCACACCAAAACCACCGCAGTTATTACCCTAAAAGTTACAGCCCGTTAACCAACGCCCCCACGGGGGCATAAGGATATTTATGAAATATTTACTATTACTTACCCCCCTTGCTTTAGTAGCTTGCGGTACTACTAACCTTTTTGAACCACCCAATGTCAGCCTAGAAACTGACAAACAGGCGTTTCATATGAGCCGCCAGCAAGTCATACTAGGTATTACGGAGTGTGAAGAAGCTGGTACACGCCCCGTAGTCATTACCGCCAAGCGCAGGATTAACGGGGTAATGAGAGATGTACCCGTAGAAGTGACCTGTAACCCCCGCTACAAGATATTTCATTAGGAGATCACCATGCTAAAAAGCGAAAAAGATTCAGAGTTGTTTTATGCAGCACAGCGTAAGTTTACTGACCGCCAAAGGATGCTTGATAAGGGCTGGGGTGACCTAGATGCTTACAACCAGTTGCGGGAAGCAGAAAAGAAAAAGGAGCGTATGGAGTCTATCCGTATGTTGTTTTGGGGCGGTGTAGCGGCAGGCTTATTTTGTTTAGTGTTCTTTGGTACTAACTATTTAATGAACGGGTATGCAATATGAACAATAAATGGACTAAAGAAAAGTTTGAAATATACGATGCCAACAACCCTGAGATTTGGGAGATGTTTGTAAAGTTCTCATTACAAGTGGCGGAAAAACGGCAATATTTTTCAGCTAAATGCGTTTTTCATCGTGTTCGCTGGGAAACTGTTGTAGGCAGTTCAGGCGATTTTAAGATAGATGATGGTTGGATTAGCCATTACGCAAGAAAGTTTGCTAAAGAATACCCTCAATATGAGAATTTATTTGCATTTAGAATCCGTAAAAAAAGTTATCATAGCGACAATTTTATGCCGTTCTAGTATGGTCTAGTACCCGTTTTATCAATAATCAAAACTTGCCTGCGAGGACTATTGCCAGCAACACTAGGCACACTAATATGTGTCCACCTGTCAAATTCTCGAATAAGTTGGTCATAACCGATCCCCGATTCAATCACAGCCTTTACGACTTCATCGGGGGTCATGCTTGGTACACGAATATCTGCGGCACACCCAATACGATGCTGGCTTGTGTCCTTTGATCCTACAGCGTCATTGACTTCTTTGCAACGAAAAGCTGAGTTGACCATGACAGGCTTGCCACCTATAGCCGTTTTAACTTCCTCTAAGAACCCAGCTAGGCGCACAAGGTTAGCCATCTCTGAGGCATTGGGCGTATTGTCAAACTGCCTGTGGTCTGTGTGGGTCAGTTCGTCTAGGGTAAAGTGTTCTGAAAGGTTCATTTTTTAATCATCCCTTTCATTTCTTCGGTTTTATTTTTACTGCCTTGGCTAGAACCAAAATAAAACGATAGGACTTGGCCCGCAGCCGAGGTTATAAAACCGAGCGCAAAAATAACCAATTGTTGTTGATCGTCAGGAGTATCCACAAACATCAATACGCCAATTAATATAAAAGCTAGACCAACCACACCCAAAGCAAGAATTGGCACAACCATCTTATCTAGCTTGGTTGCATTTGCTGAAGTAGCTACAGCAGCATACGCTTGACGGGCAGAATCACGGTCAGCAACTTCTAATTTAGCGTACTCAAGGTCAAGTTCTTTAAGTTTTAGGGCCATCTCAGGATTGCCTGTAAGAGCCTTGGTAACGCCCTCTATGGTGTCATCATCAATGCCTAGTTTAGATGCTATCCAGCCGACTGCTGCACCCCCTGCTGGGCCAGCAACCGCAGTAGCAAGAATAGGTGCAACACCTTTAAGAAGTCCTAATAATGTATCCATTATTTTTTAGACCTTTCTTCAAGTAGTTTGACCCGCACATGAAGATCATGCAGTTCTTTATACAGTTCTTCACGCATCCTAGCCCGTTTTTCTGCTGATATTGGGCTGTCTGTTGGTACGCCTTCGGCTGTAATTAACGCTGGCATCTTGCCCTCAATCTGAGTAAGGCGGGTTTGAAATGACGATACCTGACCGAGTAACCAGCCTAAGCAAACAACCACAATAGGAATAACCGCTTTTAAAAGGTCTTGCATATTCATTTCCATCTACCCCATGTGCATTCGTAAGCTACCCAAGTTGCAAATATGTAACACAACGCCATAACGCTTTTCATTACCCGTCTATCGCTCTGCTC